TTTAGTTTCTTCAATACCCGCTTGTAATTATATCTCATACGAAGATAAAAAAGATATAATACAAGATACAATCATTACACTTAACTCTAAAATTGAAAATGGTTCTTTATCAGATGACTTCAACGAAATCAAAGGCTATAGTTTCATAACATTAAAAAACTATTGTATTTCTTGGCAAAGGAAGGAACAAAAAAGGGAAACACCAGTTGCGGAGTTTTGGGAGCTTGAAGATGAAACGATTACACCTGAAGAAATTGAGTACAGAGAGTTTTTACATAACAAGGTGAATAGTTATATCCAACATCCCAAATATAGTTTGTTAGAACGAAAGATTGTGGATATGATGTTAGATAATTTTACCAATGAAGAAATTAGAAATGAAACAGGATTAGTAGGTAAAGAAGTTGGTAAATATAATTTTAGAATTAAAAATAAATTAAAGTTTGATAGTAGAAGACCAATTAAGTATATTATTAAAAATGTCTTCAACGAAAAAATAATGGTGCCTTGTTATACTGTAAGTGATGCAAAGAACTATTTATCAGATATACCACCAAGAAGGGTTACATATATGGCTTCTGACGGATATATTACCAAAGATGGATATTATATTGAAACTCTAATTAAAAGAAAAAAAAGAACAAAGAAATGAATAAATTAGAATACCTGTGGACGATCTTAACTTGTGCTGATGATGAAGATGAAACTTTACAAGACGAGGAAAAATAATTATATTTATAGTAATTATTTTCTATATCCCCCCTGATGTTCTTGTTGTTATGATGTCTTGTCTTATTCGGGGGGGTTTTAATATAAAAAAAGGGACTTATCGTCCCTTTTGTTTTATCTTAATGTTCCACCTTTTTTATATCTTACATTCTGTTTGACTAAATACCTATGGACTGCTGCTCCTACACTTGGTGTTTTTCCAACGAACCAACTACCATATTTGTTTTCTCCTGAAGTAATACAGGTTGCTTTACCTCCTGATACATCCAAGAATAATTGGAACGATACATCAAAGTATGTGTAGATTGATTTATCCTGAAACTGAATAAACATTTCTTTGGTTTCATCGTTATACATAATCTTTCTAACATTAGCAGATCTTATATTATCGGCTCTCCATTTTCTAAAATGTTCTTCAACTGTTTCATCAGATAATTCTGATCCAAATAGTTCCTCAAAAAACTTGATCTTAAACTCATCAGAAAGCTTTGGGTGATCCAACACCTCATCTATGTCCCAATACTCTTCCATATCTCTTCTTTAGTAGTTAATTGACCCTCTCGACCAACCTGCTCCACAACCAGTACAGTTACTTATGGCACCATATGGTTCAGTCCAAACTGGTATTCCAGGCCATCCTCCAGCAAATGGCATGTATATTCCACCAAAATATGCTTGAGGAGTTTTAGGTAAGTTGTCTAATGCTGCAGGATTATCATACCAAGTAAAAGTTCCTGGATGATCCATCAACCATTTTACCATTCTTCTTTGGTAGAACTCCGCAACATCCTTAACATTACTTCTAATGAATTGTAATTCACTTAAATCTACAGGTGTAGAATACTCACTACTTTCTTTTGATAATGATTTATTGGTTGCTTTGAATGCAATGAATGGTAATGCCAACCAAAAGGTATATTGTGCAACAAGGGGTTGCACATAATTCCTCATAAATGTTTGTTCGTCAGGTGTAAGTGTATTGTTCTTAACTGCGTCTTTCAATGCGTTATACCCCGTTTCACCAATACTTTGTTGTAAGTATGTATCTTGGGATTGAATAATGAAAGGAACTAACTTATCATCGTCCACATTATCCTCAATAGGAGTGTTTTGACGAAGGTAAGTCGTTGATATGAAATAAACTACCGGTGTATAACTCATAATCTTTTATATTAAATATACTTTATCCAAAATTGTTAGAATAATGGGATATTATTATCATCACCAGTATCAACTCTACTATCAGCAATCTGTAATGGTTCTTCGTTTCTTGTTAGAACTCCTGACTTATCAGCAACTGTATAATCATTCAATATGATTTCTTCAGTAAAACCAATTGTTTCCAATACTGAGTTAATTGCCTCTTCCATTTGATTTTGTTTGATTGCCACATAATAAACTTGGAACTCCGCCATTAGTTCTTTTCTTTCGTCTGATGAACCCAATTTACCTGGTTGGAATGAAACCAACTGAACTGGCATTTCGTGAGCTTGTGTTATATTTTTTTCAATCATCTCTTGAAGTAAAATAAAACGATCATCACTATCATTTAATTGAATTGGGATGAGATCTGGCTTCTGATCTCCACCATCACTATAGGTAATCATAATCTTACCAGCATTTTCTGATCCCTTAAAGTTTCTTTGGAACTCTCTAAAGAATTGGTTTTGTTCGTCAATCGTAGGTATACCTGTTCCAAAGTTCAAAATGAATGATGGAGCAAATCCTTGACGAACTTGGTTCAAATGGAACTGACCTATTTGATAATCCAAGTCAATAAAGTTAAGTGCTGTAGAATAATCAGGAATTGGATACAATGCAGTAGCTGCAGGGTTAGGTTCGATGTAATAAATTGCTTGTCTTCCCGTTCTATCCTTTGGATCAAATCGTTTGATGTATTCAGGTTTGTATTCTTCTTTCTTGTATTGTCCCCAATCTTTAGAATACCAATAGTAATCCGCTTCTTCTTCAGTTTCTTTAAGACCAATTCTTAAAGTATGGATTGGTAAATAACCTATATCAAAAGATGTTCCCTCACGGTTCCAAATCAATTCAATTGCGAAACCTCCATAGATCATAAAATCCTTTGCTAAATACAATAACAATCTCTCAAGTTTATTCTTTTTAGCCCACTCCTTTAACTTTGGATCAAGTATTTCTTTATATCCAAAACCAGCAATCATTTTTGTCTTCTTATTGATGATTGCCTTATTCAAGGGACTACCATAGTTGTTGTATAATGATAGGAGGAATAAAGGATACATATTATCAGCACCAAAAGATAGGAAATGATAATCACCTTTTTTCTGATAGGTATAGATTGGAGCGACATACGCCTCGTTAAATTGAAATAACTTTACAGCTACTCCTTTTTCGTTATTTGGTTCTTCAATATTTTTACTTACTTCCATAATTATTCAAATACATATTGTTGTGGATTTAGGTTTGTATAAACTGTGTTTGGTGTCGCACCTGATCCTGTTATTGTTGCTAGTCCTGTTTCAACCACATCGTTGGTTGTTAAACCTGTTATAGTTAAAGTTGACCCTGTTGTTTGCCATACCTTATAAGAATACTGACCTGCAATCAAATTGTAAGGTGTTAAATTGATTGGAAACCAATTCCACCTGTTTATGTTTGGTGATGTTTCACCAGTCAAAAATAACAAGGTCTCATCGTGTTTTTCCTTACCATTCAATTCTAAAATATAAGTAACCGCCGATAAAGGTATAGTAGTTTTCTCCAATAGGGTAAATGGAGTTAAACTTGATTGGTAATTCGGTATAGTAATCATACTTTTTTTATTAAATATTTTTGGCTGGTATTTGTTTTATTTTTATCTTTGTAGAAACAATTAAAATATGGACAGACAAATGATGATGATGAAAAACTCCCTTATTCGTGGAACGATGGGGATGTTGAACGATGACTACCGAATGGAAAACAAAGATGGGGCATATCAGTATTTGATGGATGTAACGAACTCTACGACTGAAGATGATATAATCCCATTACTTCGTGGTAAAAGCTTTGAGGATCTAATGGAAATCAACTTAAAAGTGGCTTCTTACTTACGACAAGAAAAAGTTTATACCGGTAAATCTCACTTAACCGCTGAAGCATATAAAGAATACGGAAAATACAAAGGAGATTAAAAAAAACCTTTGGCAGAATAGAAAAGAATTAGTATATTTGTAAAACAAACCCCTAAAAACAAGAAATATGAAAATCACGATTGACCCTGTATCTTACTCTCAATTTATGGGATTAGAGTTAGAATATGTATTAGAAAATTGGGATGAAATCCTAAAAAATATTTTAGAAGAATGTGATAATTTATTCTAAAATCCTTTGGCAGAACAGAAAAGAATTAGTATATTTGTAAAACAAACCACTTAAAACAACAAGAAAAATGGAAAACCAACAAAACCCACAAGACACAACAAAAGGAGTAGTAGCAGGTCTTCAACTCATCGTAGCAGTAGTAATGATCGTTTATTCTTTGTTCGTTCTACTAACAGTATAGTAAACAAAAAACCCCCCATATCTCTGTGGGGGGTTTCTATAAAGAAGGTCAGAAGACCTGAAGTAGATTACGCTACTGTGATTGTAGTTCCAATCAAAGATCCATTGATTAAGAAAGCTCCATTAGCAGATTTCCAAGCGATAGATTGTGATAAACCATTCATATCACCAAGTAATACACCCAAGTTCGCTTCACCAGCAGATGCTCTACCTGATGATTCTAAACCTAAATAGTAATAGTCACCAGCGTTAGATTTAACTACTGCGAATAATGGTGCTCTACCAAGTTCAACCATTCGGTTTCTTACTTCACAATCCAAACCGATAAGTTTGATTGATAATGTTGATTCATAGAAAACTGTTCCGTTCTCTCTACTGTAGTTTCCTGTTTGAACTAGACCAGCGTGTTCGATGTCCTGCTCAAAAGAGTATACTGTAAGTCCAGTTGTTGTGATTCCTGTGATGATCCCACAAGCGTCTTGAGCCACTTGCACATTATCAACCCATTCTCCAATCCATACTTTCTCTACACCACCTATTGATGAACAACCTAAAACATAGCCATCTGTTAAGTTACAAGTAAAAGCCATAATATATGTTTTTGTTTTTTAGTTTATTTTATTAAGGGGGACTTTCACCCCCCTATGTTTTTTTAAGTTAGATTAGAGTTTGAAATATACAACATAATCCCAGAACGCAGCGTTCACACCTGATTTCCATTTCGCTACAACTCTTACTTCTTGGAAGTCCATAGAGTAGAAGATTTGTAGGTTCTCATAGTCATCTAAAAGGTCAGTACCGAAGTACATGTTAGATTTTGTAGAAATGAAGAACTTGTTAGTTCCTGTAAGACCTTTAACCGCTACTAATTTCACATTTGAAGAAGGAACAGTAATCATAAAGTCATTTGCTCCTGTCTCAACTGAAGGGTAGTTGTAAAGGTTTGCGTTCCTCAAGGCTGTGAAATACAATCTTGCGAAGTCATAACCACAGTATAAGTATAAGTCATCTTCTGCGATGATGTTTGTAGGGATCACTTGGATCGCGTCATCAACGATAGAAATGATGTTTGCTGCTGTGATTGCAGTTACGTTTTGAACGTTTCCATCAACAACAGAACCAGAGTAAGTTGTATTAGCCAAAGTAATGAAACCATTACAAAGTGCCAATTGACCTGATCCTGCTTCGTTTCCTTGCCAGATTAAGTTGTCGATCAAAGAAGAAATCTGTGAAACTTTCTCTTCAGTATAGATTTGCTCAAAACCGAAGTCAGTATCGTATGAACCTGGCTGTAACATTACTTGTGTGTAGTATTGCTCCAATGTGTCGATACAAATACTTTCGTTCACTTTCAAAGGACATACATTCAAAGTGTTTTGAGTAAGGATTGTTTCACCATCATCAGTAAATCCACAACCACCAGCTTGTGCTACAAGGTCAGAAGATAATAAGTTTATGCTCGCCGCTGATTTAATACCAGGTTGAACTGTTAAAAAGCTTGTTGAACGACCACCAAGAATCATTTTCTTGATAAGATCCATTTTCACCTGATCTACATAAGCCGTTAGACCATTAACATTTAATGCCATTTTTTTATTGTTTTTATAGGTTTATTTAACTTTTTGCTAAC